ATGCATAGTTTGCTTTATCAATATTACTCATATCACTATTGACAATGTTTTGTACTCCAGAGAAACCGGCACCTAAGGTTGCGGCTAATCCACCACCAAGTTCAAGTCCAGCAAAATTTTGTGACTGTGAAAACGCTAACGTATCGGGCATGTATAATGCAATTGTGTCCGTTGTACGTTTTGTTGTTCTGAGGCCAGTCTTAGCATAAGTTCCAGCATTATCCGCAATGAATTCTGCGGCGCCTGCAAAACTTTTACTGAATGTGTCCTGAGTTTTTTGCAATAATCTTTGTAATTCTGGACTACCAGCGGACAAATTAAATTTCTTTTGTATGTTTTCCGAAACTCTTGTGAGGTCAAGTTCTGAAGCGGCAGTTATAGCACCTTGTGTGACTGAAATAAAATCGGCTGCACCACCATTAAAACGATTCAATCCAAGTCTATTCCTTACAGCAGTAGTTTCATCATCAACAGTTGAACCTGGAAATTGAGTTCTTTTCTGTTCATTAATATGCAAGACCATATAGTGACCTTTATCCACTTCACCTAAATCCAATGGATAACGCAAAGTGTTAATCTTATATTTGTCTTCAACTATCCTATTATTGGATGTTCGGTTTTTATCCGAGTTGAAGCGTATGTCTGTAAGCGTGAATAGTGCCATATATACCCTAAGTTATTACTCATTATTTATACCAAATGACCAGACAAACCTACAAAGGTGTATTCAAACCTAAGAACCCACAAAAATATAAAGGTGACCCAACAAACATAATTTATCGTTCAAGTTGGGAAAAGATGGTGATGAAATACCTCGATGACAATCCGGGTGTAATTTGGTGGGGGTCTGAGGAGTTGCCCATTCCTTACAGAAGTCCGATTGACCAAAAAATGCATCGTTACTTTCCAGATTTCATCGTCAAGGTCAGGCGGAAAGACGGTCTGGTGATGACGTATTTGTGGGAGGTTAAGCCATATTCACAAACGAAGATGCCAGTGCAGAAACGTAAGACACAAAGGTTTATCCAAGAGGCGGCAACATATGCGGTAAATCAAGAAAAGTGGAGAGCTGCCGATATCTTTTGCCGAGAGCATGGATGGCAATTTCAAATCATAACTGAAAAAGAACTAGGCATCTAGTATAAATACGGCATGGCTTATTTAATAGATAGAATTAATGCATCCCTACAAAAAGAGGGATTAACACCACGTACTCGAAAGTCACGTGATTGGCTTCGTTCGAAAGTTTCGGATTTAAAACCATCGAAACAATCGTTAATGAATGACATGACCAGACTGAGAGAAGGTACCATTATTGGCAAAATGTACTTTTACTTTTATGATCCGAAAACGAAGGATTCGTTGCCATATTACGACAGGTTCCCATTGGTTTTACCAATAGAACGTTACCAAGACGGTTTTCTAGGGCTGAATCTACACTACATTCACCCAAAGCAACGCATCATTCTTTTAGACAAATTAAGTGATTACGCCAATAATAACAAGTATGACGCATCAACAAGGTTACGATTAACGTATCAAACTTTGAAGGCTGCATCTAAATTGTTCGAGGCACAACCTTGCATTAAGAGATATCTGTTTAACCATGTTCAGTCAAGATTCCTGGAAATTTCAGCAGGTGAATGGGACATTGCTGCATTATTGCCAATGGAAAGTTTTGTTGGAGCTTCTACAAACAAAGTATATTCCGACTCAAGAAAGAAATTCTAATGTCATTCGCTCCAAATTTATTCTTGTCTAATATTAAGGCCAAGGATGGTCTTGCTAGACCAAATCGTTTTCAGGTAATTCTACCAATACCAGAGTATATTGGCAAATTTATTGAAGTTGGCTTGCTGGAAAAAATTATCAATTTACCAAATACAATTGCAACTGATGTGAGTGAAGTATTGTCTTCATCGTTTGGTGGACAATCACCAACAGGTTATTCAAAGTCATCCAATCCAGCAATCACACGTTATCTATCAATGCAATGTGAAGCCGCTGAATTACCATCAAAAACATTGGGTACAACAGAAGTCAAGGTTTATGGTCCAGTATATAAAGTTCCTTATCAAACACAGTACACAGAAACCACACTTTCTTTTTTGTGTACTAATGATTTCTATGAGAGAAAGTTATTTGACCGTTGGATAGAAGCTATTATGCCAACCGACACAAACAATTTAAGATTTGCAAAAGACCAAGAGTCTAGATATCTAACAAACATTAAAATTATCCAATACGATGATTTCATTAAACAAATTTATGCGGTCGAATTGATTGATGCTTTTCCAGTATCAATTGCCGCACAACCACTATCTTGGTCTGATGATAATTTCCACAGACTAAGTGTTCAATTTGCTTATCAAAAGTATAGAACAATTTACGAAGGCACTTATGATTTGAAAGAGGCAGCTGCATCCATATTTGGTTCATGGGCAGCGTCCACGATTTTTGGAAATAGAATTTAATTTAAAATGGAGATAGAATGTTACCTAAGATTGATACACCGTTATATGAACTAGAACTACCGCTTCTTAAAAAGAAAGTACAGTTCAGACCATTTTTGGTCAAAGAAGAAAAGATATTGTTGATGGCCATGGAATCCGAAGATGAAAATTCGGTCGTATTGGGCATCAAACAAATTATGAGAAACTGTTTATTGTCAGATATTGACATTGAAGATTTACCTATCTTAGACTTTGAGTATTTGTTTTTAAACCTGAGAGCTCGTTCTGTTGGTGAGATTATTGATTTACAATACAAATGTAACAATGATATTCCAGGTTCTGAAGACGACAAAACTCACAAGTGTGGCAATTTAATTAACTTGAATTTCAATGCGTTGGAAGTTAAACCAAAAATTGAAATGATTGATAGTAAAATCCAATTAACTCCAAAATTAGGCGTAGTATTAAAATACCCAACATTCAAAGCAATTGAAGCGGTTGCAAGTGAAAAGAATATCAGTCCTGCAGATTTTGTATCGGAAACAATCATTTCATCAATTGATTATATCTACGATGAAGAAAATATGTATTATGCAAAAGATGCCACAAAAGAAGAACTATTGGAGTTCATTGATAGTCTAACAAAAGAACAATTTGGTATGATTCAAAAATTCTTTGAGGATATTCCCAAATTGACAAAGAAACTTGATTTTAAATGTAATAAGTGTGGTTATGAAGAAAACATTGAGATTCAAGGAATCCAAAGTTTTTTCGCATGATGTTTCGTTATGATAATTTAGCTAACCATTTCCAAACCAATTTTGCCCTTATGCAACATCACAAATACTCATTAAACGAATTAAATGATATGATGCCATGGGAAAGAAATGTTTATGTTACTATGCTGCTTCAGTTTATTGAGGAAGAAAACGAGAAGCTAAAACAACAACAACTAGCAAGAAAAAGTAGAAAATAAATGGCAACAAAGTTTTCACAATTATACAAACAGGAACTAAAGAGTAAAGGTATACTAAGCTCTTTAGGCTCTGCTGCACTCAAACAATCCAGAGAGAGAATGGATGTGAGGAATACATTCTTTGGTGGCAAAGGCATGTTATCTATTACCGGACAAAAAATATTCGGTAAAGGATATTCACCGATTGGTAAAACATCAAGTATTCTTTCATCTTCTCCCACAAGTGCAAGTGCAACAGCAGATTCTCAAGGTATAACGGACCTATTGTCTTCCAGTGAAAGGCAAGAATCTTTATTGCGTGTCATTAGTAAAAATACTTTTAATATGAACATGATGGCAAGAGATACGAATATCACTCGCCAAAATATAGTTACGTTGACAAAGAAGATGACTGGTCGTAGTTCCAGGTCACAAGATGCTCTGTGGTATGATGTTCGAACCAGAAATACAGCTGTAGATTCGTTATCCAAGAAGACAAATCAAACTTCTCAACCAGGAAATACAACACCATCAAGTTCAACTGGATCATCTTCTTTTATTGGAAGTATGATTGGTGGTTTGATGGGTACAGGAGGTTCATTGGGTGCCGGCATTCTAAGAACGATTGGAACTATCGCAAGTCTGTCACCAATTTTAGGTATTGTTGGTCTGGCCGCATCCGCTTACGCTATCGGTCAAATGGCCACAAACATAGATTTTGGCCAAATCAAAAAACAAATTGCGGCAGCTTTAGGCATCGACACACAATCTGAAACTCCAATTATTAGGCAACTCGCTGAGAATTTTGACAACTTTTTCAACACAAGGTCTTTCACCGACATTTATGATTGGGTGAATAAAACTATTGGACCACAAGTCAACCAAATTGGTGAATCAATATCAAATGCAACTAAAATTACACTCGCATACAGTAAAGCAGCATTTGATACTTTGATTGATAACTTTGGACAACTAGGTAAAATATTTGGTTTTTATTTTGGTGAGTTCATTAACAGATATAAACCAGAATTGTTGGCGACATTAGGTGCTGCTATTGGTGGTGCTGTTGGTTCAATGTTTGGAATTAAAGGTGCCGCACTTGGTGCTCTAATTGGTGCTGGTTCTGGTTACATCTTAGGTAGAGTAACTCAAAGTGATGATCCGCAAAAATTACAGGAAAAGAAAAAAGACATTGAAGACCAAATGTCTAAAATTAAAAATGATACAAGACCAATGATGCAGTTGGAACACAAAAGATTGGGTGAAGAACTTGCTGATGTTGAAGGAAGAATTAAAGCATATGGTGAAAAAGAGAAGGCAGTAACTACTATGCCTGGAGTAAGAAATTGGGATGCAAATCTTGCTTCAGCACAAAAAACCATGAGTGTAAATGATGGTAATTGGGGTAGAGAGTCCCGTCAATTAAGCACAACTCCAATTCAAGTATCTGCCAGAGATATGGCATCTTTAATTTACACAAAATTTAAGGATGCGGGTTTTAATGATGCCCAAGCAAAAGCAGCTATTGCTAATGCTATGGCCGAATCATCTTTAAATCCAAATGCTGAAAATCACGCTACAAATCCAAAAACTGGAAAACAAGAACACAGTTATGGTTTATTTCAAGTAAATAGAAGTGCTCATCCACAATTCAGTGCGGAAGACTTGAAAAATCCTGAGAAAAATATTGATGCTATGATTAGTATAATGAAAAGCAATCAAAAAGATTTCTCCACATTCAAAAGTCTAACAGATGAAAATGCAGCAACAGCTTATTTTATGAAGAAATTTGAAAGACCAGCTGACCAAAGTGATGCAAAAGTTAATGAAAGATTGCAAAATTTAAACAGAATTCCTGGTGATATTTTAAATGCTTCTTCACGTGCATTGGCTGATGCAAGTAGGCCAGATACTTCACCACCGAATGTAACTGTAGTGAATCAACAGACCGCTGCAGCACCACAACAATCAAAACCACAAAATGCTGCAGCATCAGCACACAACTTTGATCCTTGGACAGAAATTTGGAGTGCAAGCATTTTAAATCCTGCTAGAATGGGAAGTTAAAAACCCCGCACAAGGCGGGGTCTAAACGTTCAGTAAAGAAAGTTTATTCTTCAGCAAGAGACTTAAAATATTCCAAGTCATCATCTCCACCAATGTCAACTGGTGTTGAACGTGGTGCAAACTTAGCTGCAGGTGGTGAGAGGTCGATAGATTCAGCAGTAGTTGAAGGTGCAATGCCTTCAAATCCTAATACTTTATCCAAACGAGTCTTCAATTGGTTGTATGGTTTAAACAACTTTGGTTCAGTGAATTCCTTGAGAGAATATTCTTTCTTCCAAATTGTTTCCAACTCAGCATCATCTTCAGACAAGGCAGACTTGCTAGCAAATTCTGATTTGTCATAATTACGATAGCCTTCAACATTACGAATCTTCAACTTGAAGTTAGCACCTTCCCATAAATCAAATGGGTTGA